TAGCCAAGGGCGCTAATGTGCTCGGGCAGATGCGCCTGTTCGGATGAACCGGGGGGGCGGTCCCAAAACCTTGCGCGAGGCGTTTGCTCGGACCCGCGCCGACCTCACGCAGAGATTAAATCCGGCCGGTTTGAATATCGGCATCCGAAAATCAGAAAATTCAAAGGTGCTTGAAATGGCCCGAGGTGGTGCCCGCCCTGGCGCTGGCCGCCCTCGCAAGGAGGCGGGCAGCGTCCCGGCTGTGAAGAACGAGGCGGCGGCGAACAGGCCGCGCAAGTCCCTCGGCGGGAAGACCCCGCTGGAATACATGCTCGACGTGATGAACGACGACGACCAAGACCCAATCCGGCGCGACCGCATGGCAATGGCTGCGGCACCCTATGTCCACCTACGCGCGTCTGACGTTCAGCCCGGCAAGAAGGAGCAGCGGCAGGCGGCGGCCGAGGAAGTGGCGAGCAGCGGCAAGTTCGCGCCTCGCGGCAGGCCGCGCTTGGCGGTCAGTAACGGCTGATGCCTGAGTGGACCACGGCTTGCCCTGACTGGTCGGGAAGGATCGTTGAGCGGCGCAGCCTGATCCCTTTCGATCCGCTGTTCCCCGATGAGGCGGAACATGCGCTTTCGGTGTTCAAGGCTTTGCGAGTGCCGGACCTGCCAGGGCAGCCGACATTTGGGGAGGTCTCGGCGCCGTGGGTGTTCGACTTCGTCTCGGCGATCTTCGGGGCGAACGATCCCGAGACAGGGCAGCAACTGATCAGCGAGTTCTTCCTCGCCATCGCCAAGAAGAACACGAAGTCCACCATTGCAGCGGGCATCATGCTCACGGCTCTGATCGTGGGGTGGCGGCAAGAGGACGAGCTTCTTATCCTGGCGCCGACAATCGAGGTGGCAGGCAACAGCTTCAAGCCGGCCGCCGCGATGGTCCGCGCCGACCGTGAACTGAACGACCTGCTGCATGTGCAGGACCACTATCGGACGATTACGCACCGGACCACGAAGGCGGTCCTGAAGGTGGTTGCCGCCGATACGGACACGGTGTCGGGCAAGAAGGCCGGCCGGGTGCTGGTGGACGAGCTTTGGGTGTTCGGGAAGCGGCCGAACGCCGACGCGATGCTCCGCGAGGCGACGGGCGGCATGGTGTCCCGCCCCGAGGGCTTCGTGGTCTACCTGACGACGCAATCGGATGCGCCGCCGGCTGGCGTGTTCAAGGACAAGCTGGACTATGCCCGCGACGTGCGGGACGGGAAGATCGAGGACCGGAAGTTCCTGCCGGTGATCTACGAGTTCCCGCAGGCGATGCTGGATGCCGAGGCGTATCTGGAGCCGGCCAACTTCTACGTCACCAACCCGAACATCGGACGCTCTGTCTCGCAGGAGTGGCTTGAGCGGGAGATGGGCAAAGAGCTGGCGAAGGACGCCAGCACCCGAGCGACGTTCCTAGCCAAGCATCTGAACGTCGAGATCGGGATGAACCTGCGGGCCAATCGTTGGCCTGGGGCTGACTACTGGCCGCGCCGGGCGCGCGAGGGGTTGAGCCTTGAGGCGGTGTTGGACCGCAGCGAGGTCGTCGTAGTAGGGCTGGACGGCGGCGGCGCCGACGACCTGTTCGGGGTGGCTGTCCTTGGCCGGGATCGAGAGACGAAGGACTGGCTCGCCTGGCATCATGCCTGGTGCCACGAGGGCGTGCTGGACCGTCGCAAGAGTATCGCGCCCCGCCTGCGCGACTTCGCGCGCGAGGGGACGCTGACCATCGTCGGCGACGAGTTGGGCGATGTCCGGGCGATTGCGGAGATCGTGCAGGACATCGACCAGCGGGGCCTGTTGGCATCGGTGGCGGCTGACCCGGCGGGGTTAGGCGAGATGATCGACGCCCTGGCCGAGGTTGGGGTGACGCCTGAGAACGGCAAGGTCATCGGGGCGCCGCAGGGCTACGCGATGATGAACGCGATCAAGACGGCGGAGCGGAAGCTGATCAACGGCACGCTCTGGCATGACGGGTCGGCGCTGATGGCGTGGTGCGTCGGCAACATCAAGATCGAGCCGACAGCGACAGCGATCCGGGCGACGAAGGCGAATGCCGGGGATGCGAAGATCGACCCGGCGATGGCGCTTTTCGACGCGGTGACGGTGATGAGCCGGAACCCGGTGATGGCGGCGCCGCTCGACGTGGCAGGCATGATCGCCTGACGGGAGACAACCTATGACCATTACCCGGAAGGTCGGCACCGCCGAGGTGTCCGACGACCTGACCTTTGTCCTCAGCGATGACACGGTGGACCGCTACGGCGACGTGATCGAGGCCGAGGGATGGGACCTGTCCTGGTTCCGCAAGAACAACATCGCTCTTTTCGACCACGATAGCACGTTCCCCATTGGGACGTGGGAGGATGTTCGCGTCGAGGGGAACAAGCTGCTGGGCCGTCTCAAGTTCGCGGCCGAGGGAACGTCCGCCCGGATTGACGAGCTGCGGCGCCTGGTCGAGCAGCGCATTCTCAAGGCTGTGTCGGTCGGCTTCAAGCCGGTCGAGCACGAGCCGATGAAATCCGGGGGCGTCCGCTTCCGGCGGCAGGAGCTACTGGAGACCTCGCTGGTTTCCGTGCCCGCCAACCCTGCGGCACTGGCGGTTGCCAAGTCGCTGCATGTGTCCCCTGAGACGATGAAGATGGCGTTTGGCGAGCAAGCCGATGGACGCGATCGGTCGGTGTCGAAGGATTACGGCGAGCAAGCCACCCCGAGGCCGCAAGCGAAAAGGAAAGCGGCAATGACTACACCACTGAGCAAGCGCATTGAAGATGCGCAAGAGGCCCTCGTCCGGGAAAAGGACGCATATTCCGCGCATATTGCGGATGATGATTTCGACGTGATCGTGGCGAAGGAACTGAATGCTCGCGTGACTGAGCAGGAGGAACGCCTGGAGGCCCTGAAGCGGGCTGAATCGGCGCTTGCCGCCAAGACCGCAGCGCCGGCCGAGCCGCTGAGCAAGGCGGTTCAGCCCTTCGCCAAGGTGGCGAAGAAGTCGGACCCCAAGGACGCCATGATCCGTTCGGCGGTGTGCCAGCTTCTGGCTCATGTCGAGCGGCGCTCGGCCTTTGACGTGATGGTCGGTCGCTACGGTGAGGACGAGACCGTCAAGACCATGCTGGATGTCGTTACCAAGGCGGCGACTGCCCCCGCGACCACGACCACGACCGGCTGGGCTGCGGAGCTGGTCCAGACTTCGGTTCTGGACTTCATGGAGTCGCTGATGGGCGCGTCGGTCTATCCGGCTCTGCGGGCGCGTGGCGGCGAGTTCAGCTTCGGCCGCAACGGTATCGTGTCCATCCCGTCGCGCAACACCGGCACGTCGCTCGCCGGTTCGTTCGTGGCTCAGGGTGCGCCGATCCCGGTTCGTCAGGGCGCTTTCACCTCGACCACCCTGACGCCGAAGAAGATGGCGGTCATCACGACCTTCACCCGTGAAATTGCAGAGCACTCGACGCCTTCCATCGAGGCGATCCTGCGCGAAGCGATCCGCGATGACACGGCTCAGGCGATTGACACGATCCTGCTGGACAACACGGCGGCATCGACCACTCGCCCGGCCGGTCTTCGCAACGGCGTGACGGGTCTGACCGCCACGACCGGCGGCGGCTTTGCCGCGCTGGTCGGCGACCTGAAGGCTCTGGTTGGGGCGCTCATCACGTCCTCGAAGGGCAACCTTCGTGCGCCCGTGTTCATCATGAACCCGGTGCAGGCGCTGGCGATTTCGCTGACCCAGAACGCTGGCGGCGACTTCACCTTCGCGGCGGGGATGGAGCGCGGGATGCTGAATGGCTATCCCGTCATCCAGTCCGCCAACGTGACCGCGGGGACGATCCTTCTGGTGGACGCCGCCGACTTCTTCACGGCGACCGGCGACGAGCCGCGCTTCGACGTGTCGGATCAGGCGACCCTCCACATGGAGGATACGTCGCCGGAGCAGATCGGGACGGCGGGCACGCCGAATGCCGTGGCGGCGCCGGTTCGGTCCATGTTCCAGACCGACAGCATCGCGCTGCGGATGATTCTGGACATGAACTGGGCGCTGCGGCGTTCGGGGTCCGTGGCGTTTGTCGAGAGCGTGACCTGGTGATGAGCGAGCGGGCCGTTACTGGCCCGCTCGCCCCTTTCAACGGGAGGCCGTTATGGCGAAAACCGAAGAATATCCCGATCCGACGCCGACGCAGGCGCAGCTTGATGCGATCAAGCGCGGCGAGGCTGGCGTGACGGATACCCCTGACGACGAGGAAGGGAAGGGCAAGAAAGAGGCTGAGGAAAAGGACGTGTCGGCAGACAAGCCGGCCGCCTACAAGACCCGTCAAGCGAAGTCCGACTGAGATGGGCCTGCTGTCCCGCGTCCTTGCGCCGTTCCGCGCGAAAGCTGCGGAGGGCGAATACCGGGACGGCCCATACACGCTACCTGTGTCCGGCGGCTGGCTGCCGGCGGGCACGCCCTGGAACTTCTGGCAGCTGGGCATGAGCCCGCGCGGTGGGGCGAACGCCTCGGCGATGGTCGAGGCTTGCGTTTCTGCCTACTCGCAGACGGCGGCCATGTGCCCTGGCGACCATTGGCGGCGTCAATCTGACGGTGGCCGAGAGCGCGTCACCAACTCGGCTCTGTCTCGGATCATGCGGCGGCCTAACCCTTACCAGAGCATGTCGGACTTCATGCTCAATACGGTGCGAGATCTTTATACCGAAGGCAACGCCTATGCCCTCGCCGTGCGGAATGACCGCTTCGAGATCAGCGAGTTGCATCTGATGCCGGCGCGTCAATGCGCCGTTCGGGTCGCTGAGGGCGGCGAGGTATTTTATGATCTGGCGGGCAACGAGCTGGTCGAGCGCCGCTTTGGCGGCCGGCTTCTGGTCCCGGCCCGTGATGTTTTGCATGTGAGGTTGCACACGCCCCAGCACCCGCTCAGGGGTGAGACGCCGATCATGGCGGCGGCTATGGACGTGGCGGCGGGCGACGTGCTGCTGCAACAGCAGATCGCCTTCTTTCAGAACCGGGCGCAGCCGTCTTTCGTCCTGACGTCGCCAGAGAAGATGACGAAAGAGCAGATCATGGAACTGAGGGCCGCGTGGGACGCGCAGACCCGCGGCGATGGCAGGGGCGGAACCCCGATCCTCGCTTGGGGTACGAAGCCCGAAAAGATCGGCGCCACAGCGCAAGACGCGCAGCTGGCCGAGACGCTCAAGATGAGCGACCAGCGGATCGCGCTGGCCTATCGGGTGCCGCTGCAAATCCTCGGGGTCGGGGATACGCCCTATGCCTCGACCGAGGCGCTGATGCAGCAGTGGATCGCGTCGGGGTTGGGCTTCTGCCTCAATCACGTCGAAGAGGCGTTCGGGCAGTTGTTCGGGCTGCGCGGGATGCCCGACGAGTATCTGGAGTTGGACACGTCCGCGCTTCTGCGGTCTGCGTTCAGGGACCGCATCGAGGGTCTGGCTCGCGGCGTTCAGGGCGGCATCTACAGCCCCGACGAGGCGCGCGCCCTTGAGGAACTTCCGGCGGTCCCTGGTGGTCACGGCAAGGAGCCGCGCGTCCAGCAGCAGGTGGTGCCGCTGTCGTGGCAGGAGCCTGCGCCGCCTCAGCTTCCTGCGCCAGAGCCTGAGATCGACGCCGAAGAACTGAGCCGACAGGTGATGGCCCATGCACGCAGCTACCACTGACGCGCTGGCCCGCGCGCTCGGCCATATCGTCCGCGATGTTGAGGCAGGGTTCCGGCAGCAACTGGACGTGTTCCGCGCCGAGCGTGATGCGGTCGTGGCCGAGCTTCGGGCCGATCTGGCAGAGGCCCGGCAGCAACGCGACGCGCTGGTGATCGAGTTGCGCGAGGCAGTGGCAGCGCGGCTGGCAGAGGTGCGGGACGGCCGCGACGGTGCGGACGGCCGTGATGGCAAGGATGGTGAACAGGGGCCGCCCGGAGAGCCGGGGAAGGACGGCAAGAATGGCCGCGACGGCGTGGACGGCAAGGACGGCATGGATGGCGAGCAAGGTTCGCCGGGTCAGGACGGGAAGGACGGCCGAGACGGTGTTGACGGCAAGGACGGCCGCGACGGCGTGGACGGCAAGGATGGCGAGCAAGGTCCGCCGGGTCAGGACGGGAAGGACGGCCGAGACGGTGTTGACGGCAAGGACGGCCGCGACGGCGTGGACGGCAAGGATGGCGAGCCGGGGGCGCAGGGTGAGCCGGGAATGGATGGCCGCAGTGTGACGCTGGAAGAGGTCTTGCCCGAGCTTCAGAATCAGGTGGCCGAGTTCCTGGCATCCATCCCGCTCCCGCAGGACGGCAAGGACGGCGTGGATGGCCGCGACGGGAAGGACGGCGAGCAAGGCCCGCCGGGGCGCAGTATCGTCCTGCGCGGCACCTATGACGCCGATGCCGACTATGCCGAACTCGATGTGGTGGCCCTCGGTGGATCGTCCTTCGTGGCGGTCAAGGACGCGCCCGGCCCGTGTCCCGGCGGCGGCTGGCAACTGTTGGCCTCGCGCGGCAGCCGGGGCGAGCGGGGCGAGCGGGGCCTGCCCGGCAGGGACGGCGTGGGCACGCAGGGCGAGAAGGGTGACAAGGGCGCTCCCGGCGAAGGCGTCGCTGCACTCTATCGCGACGGTGACGAGGTAGTGCTGACCACGGACGGCGGGCGCGAGATGCGGGCCTCGATCAAGCGAGGCGCGGCATGATCCTGACGCTCGTGACGCCGCCGATCCCGGGCATCGACCTGAAAGAGGCGAAGGAGAACCTGCGCGTTCTGCATGACGACGAGGACTTGGTTATCCAGCGTCTCATCGACGCGGCCCATCGGCGCGTGCAGCAGGAGACGGGCATCCTCTACGGCGCGCAAGAGTGGGAGGCCATCGGCGTCGTGCAACGTCAGTATGTGCCCGATCTTCGCCCTGTAACCGGCCTTGTGTCGGCGCTGGACGGGGCGGGCGAGGCAATCCCCGGCGTCGTGCTGGATGACGGCGTGTTCACGGCGCCCGAATGGCCGGCGGGGCTGGTGGCAATCCGCTTCACGGCGGGACTGGACATGCCGGAAGACCTGCAGCAGGCCATGCACCTTCTGGTGGCGCAATGGTATGAGAACCGCTCGGCCACGACCGATGTGGTCAAGGAGCTTCCGCTGGGGGCCACGGCGCTTATGGCGCTGCATCGGAGGATGTATTGCTGATGCAGCCCGGAGATTTATCGACCCTCACGCGCTTCCAGTCGCCGGTGCAGGAGCGGGACGCGGGCGGGCGCAGAAAAATACACTTGCCCGAAAAATAGGGTTGAGTTACGCGCGCGCGTATGGTTGATTCGGAGAGCCTAGACAGGCGAGCCGGTTAGGTGCTGGCAACACCGCCCCGGCTCTAAACCGAACCCGAGTGCGCGGGCGTCGGTCTGGCCGAGCGTATAGCACGATGCCAGCCTTGCGCCAGCGTCTCTGTCACGGAGACGAGAAGATGGCAGTCAAGAAAGCGGAAGCGGGAACGATCCATATCGACGCCTTGAAGCAAGGGCGTGTCACCCTTCGGATGATCGGCACGACGCCGCTCTACTTCAACGCAATGAGCGCGAAGGCGAAGCGAACGCTGCTGATCGGTGGCGGGAAGAAGACGGCAGCGGAGAGGAAGGAGTTGAAGCACGACCCCGAGCAGGAGTTTCGGGATAGTGTGTATCGCCTGCCCAGCGGACCGACCCTGCTAGGGTTCCCGGCTCCCGGCGTGAAGGGCGCGATGGCGACGGCGGCGTTGGAGACGCCCGGCGTGACCAAGACGAGCGTCCAGCGGCTGATCTTCCTTCCCGAGCAGAAGATCAAGGTTTGGGGTAAGCCGTTCCTCAAGATGGACGTTGTGCGGTCGGCCGACATGGCGCGAACCCCCGATGTTCGGACGCGGGCGTTCCTGCCGCGATGGTGCGCCGAGGTCGATATTGCGTTCGTCCGGCCGACGCTGAGTGTCCATTCGGTCGTGTCGCTTCTGTCGAATGCTGGCGTCATCGTCGGAATTGGCGATTTCAGGCAGGAAAAAGGAAGAGGCAGTTACGGAACGTTCAGCGTTGCTGGTGATGATCTTGGAGATTGGTCAGACTACTGGTCTGAGGTCACGGCGGAAGGGCGAGCGGTTCAGGAAGCGGCAATGGCAGACCCGGAGTTTGCCGACGACGAAACCGCCGAGCTGATGGCGATGCTTGACGAGGAACGCGCCAAGCGCGCGGCCTGACATTGGCGGCGGCGGCTTCGGTCGCCGCTCGCGGTCACGGAAGGCGGTCGGGGCACGGCTAGGTGAGTTCTGGCACGGTCTGGCGGTCTAGGCGGGGCACGGTTTGGCGCGGCGTGGTGCGTCGGGGCGGTCTAGGCGAGGCTGGCTTAGGCGTGGAATGGCAAGGCGGTCTAGTTCGGGCATGTCCAGATGAGTTCTGGCGCGGCTAGGCACGGGGTCACGGTAAGGCGGTCTAGGCGGGGCAAGGCGTGTCGCGGCCGGGCGGTCACGGTGTGGACGGATCGGCGAGGCGTGGGACGGCAGGGCCGGTTAAGGCGGTCTTGGCGTGGTTCGGCTAGGCACGGACTGGTGAGGCCCGGAGAGGCGGTCGGGGCTTGTTATGGCCGGCGCGGCGCGGCGTGTCGCGGTGAGTGCGGCACGGCGGTCAAACGCAAAGGAGAATGGCCTAATGGCTTCTTTCACCAAGGCTGATCGTCAGCGGATCATCGACGGCTATCTGGCCGAAACGGGGCGCAACATGTTCAACGCGGCCGAGTTCATCGACTGGCTCGGTGAACAGCCGGAGCATGAAGCGTATCCGTGGTTCTACGGCAAAGACGACGCTACGGCGGCGCGGGAATACCGCATCGGCTTGGCGCGTCAGATGGCCTCTGGCCTGCGGATCGTTGCTGAGGTCAGCACGACGCAAGCCAAGGTGGTGCAGATCGCGGTCCGCGAGTTCCCGGCGTATGTCTCGCCGGTTGCTACGCGGAAGTCGGGTGGCGGATATGAGCCGTTCGACCCAAAGGACGCGGCGGCGATGGCCGAGTTGCGGCGGCAGGGCGCGGTTGCCCTGCAATCGTGGCTGCGGCGCTATCGGGGCGCGTTCGAGGGTGTCGACCTGACGATGATTGAAGAAATCGCGGCAAGCGAAGGTCGCGTGGCGCTGTCCGCTTAGGGCGCGCTGGTCGAGGCAAGACGGTCGAGGCGGGGCCAGCCATGTCCACGTCAGGCGGGGCTGGGCCAAGTAAGGCCAGGCGCAAGGGCGGTCCTGAAGGGCCGCCCTCTGTTATCTAGGGGCGCAAAATGAACTCTGGCCGCCTTGCCGACTTGGTTTCATTCCAGGAGCCCGAGGTTGAGCGGGATGCGGATGGTCAGCTTATTCAAGGCTATGTTGAACGCTTCAAGGCTTGGGCGCACGTGCGATACCTGCGCGGCGGTGAAGCGGTGATGCAGGCGCGGATGCAATCGCACACGCCGGCCATCCTGACGATCCGGGCCAGCAACCAGTCGCGGCGCGTGACGAGCGAGTGGCGGGCCGTGGTGCGGGACAGGACGGGCATCGAGCGGGTGTTCGAGATGCGCGAGGACCCGCGGCCTACCGAGGGCAGCGCGTTCCTCGAGATGTTGGCGGAGGCGGGACGGTGAGCGATATCCGGCGCCTTATCCAGCTCGTGATGGAGCGCGTAAGCGACGAGGTTCCGGAGCTTGGCGGCAGGGTGAACGATTGGAGTGTCGAGACTACGGCATATCCGAATGCCACGATCGACACGATGTACGGGGTGGAGACGGACGCTGAGTGCATCACGTCCGACGAGTGGGTCATCCAGATGTCGATCTGGGACCGAAACTCTAACAGCGCCAAGCACGCGCAGCTCGGGAACAAGGTCCGGCTCGCGCTCAAGGGATGGCGAGACGTCGATGAAATGACGATGCAGCCGTTGTCGGTACAGGTGCCCGTCGTCACGCGAGATAACGATGGCGTGACGATGCGGGCGAGGCTGATGATCGAGGCGACGATCGAGGGTTAGTCTTTGGCAAACGGGTTTTCTTGCCGCCAGTCGAATTCCTCGCGCAGCACAAAATACGGGTTATCTGGCGCCGTCAGGAACGCGTCGTAGCAGAGATGGCGCACATCGTCCGCTTCGTAAGCGGCGCACATCTCCGCTGACAAAGGGCCGAAAGAGCCCGCGACTACCTTTGCAGCCAGTAGCGTGCACCCCTCGGCATCTCCGCTTTTGGCGGTGCAGGCGTCTATGTCGAAAGCCGCTGCGGGCGAGGCCAGGGCGAGGAAGACAAGAGCGAGGCGCATGGGGGCTCCGATGGTCGAGGTGTCTCCCGAGTTTCACGCACGACTGGCGCGCGTGTCAAAGGCAATGCGCCTCGCCGCGGCCGACGCGATGGAGAAAGGCGCCGATGAACTGGTCGAGGCGATGAAGCGCCTCGCTCCCGTGCTCAAGGAACCTGATAGCCGACGCCGCGCGGGGGCGCTGCGGGACAGCATCGGCTGGACGTGGGGTGACGCTCCGAGGGGGGCGCTGGTGATAGACCGGTTCGATGCCGGCCGAGAGACGGCTGACATGCGAATTACGATCTATGCAGGCGGCAAGGAAGCGTTCTACGCCCGTTTCGTGGAATTCGGAACGCGGACGGGAAGCCCGGCGCAGCCGTTCTTTTACCCCGCATACCGCGCGCATAGGCGCCGCATCCGGGCTCGGATTGCGCGGGAAATCAGAAAGGCAATCCAGCAGGAGGGTTGAGTTCATGGCGAAAGCCATCGTGACGCGCCGGTTCGATGCAACCGACGCGCGGAGAGGCGTGTCCCGGCGGATCGAGCCCTCGGACAAGCCGCAAACCCTGCCCGCATGGGTGGTCGAGATCGGCGTCTCCGCCGGTGCGGCCGAGCGGGTCGAACCCAACGCGGCAGGTGCCGCTGAACAGAAAGGCGACTGACAATGGCACTGCCCGAGAGACATTACCGCGGCGACATCGTCGTGATGGTGGACTGGACCGCGACCGGCGGCGTTGGGGCGACGTGGACCAACTTCTGCGGCGCGACCAACGTGACCTTGACGGTGGACAACGCCATGCAGGAGGAGGTCGTGGCCGACTGCGACGACTGGACCCTCCCGCCTCAGAACGTGCTAGAATACGGGGCGCAGTCCTGGACCATTTCCATTGACGGGACGCTTGCCAAGCAGAACCGCGACAAGCTTCTGCGCGCCGCGAAGGATCAGGTCGTGCTGCCGATCCGCGTTCATATCATCGGCGCCGAGGCGGGCGAAGTCGAGTATATCGACGGTCCGATCATCCTTCCGTCGCTGAGCATCGGCAATATCGGCAACGTGGATCGCGCCGCAGTGTCGATGACAATCAGCGGCCGCTTCAAGGAAGCGCCCGAGTTCACGGAGGCGATCTGATGTTGCATCCGGAGGTGATGTCTTGGGTTGGGGGTGAGCATCCGTTCCTGCTCACCCTCGCTGAACTGGAGGCGTTGCAGGACAAGTGCGATGCCGGTCCGGAGATGATCCTCGGCCGGGTGCAGTTCGGCGGCTGGAAGGTCGCGGACCTCTACGAGACGGTCCGCTGGGGCCTGATTGGCGGAGGCATGGACCGGATCGCGGCCGACAAGCTCATCCGCCGCATGTTCGGGACGCACCCGCCCATGGCGTTCAAGGCCCTCGCCGCGCGCATTCTGTACTCGTCTCTCTACGGACCCGAAGACGACCCCGTGGGAAAGGGCTCGGCGGCGGCCGAGGAAACGCTGAGCGGCGAAACGGACGCTGGAAATTCAGCACCTTCTACGGCCTCGGCGCCGCCGCTGGGTTCAGCCCCGCGCAAGTCGGGCGAATGACGCTGTGGCACTTCCTAGCGGCGATCGAGGGCTACGGCAGGTCGCAGGGGTGGAAGTTCGAGGAGCAGGGCAAGGCCATGTCGGTTGAGCGTCTGCGCGAACTTGGGGTTGAGGGCTTCTGATGGCTGACGGTGGCGATCTCAGTGTGGCGATTGTCGCCAATCTTGCCCGCTTCGAGAGGTCCCTCGCCAGTATCGAGGCGACTGCCAAGCGGCGCCTCGCGGCGCTGGAGAAGGGGCCCGGGAACGTCAAGGTGCAACTTGACAGCAAGTCCGCCGAGCAGTCGGCGAAAGCGATGGCAGCCGAGATGGACCGCCTTCGGGCCAAGTATGACCCGCTGTTCGCCGCATCCAAACGATACGAGACGCAGCTTGAGGAGCTGAACAAAGCCCACAAGGTAGGAGCGATCAATGCCCGCCAGCATCAGGAGGCTCTGGACCGGCTAAATCAGGAGCTGTCCGGGGCAGCGCCCGAGATGCAGCGGACCGCGGGCGCCACGCGTAATTTCGGCGGCCAGATACAGAACACGGCCTTCCAGGTTCAGGACTTCGCGGTGCAGGTTGCGGGGGGCACGTCCGCGTCGAAGGCGCTGGCGCAACAGCTTCCCCAGCTTCTCGGCGGCCTTGGGATGTGGGGGGCGGTGGCCGGCGCGGCGGTCGCCATCGGCGTCCCGCTGGCGGCGATGTTCTTTCGCAGCTCCGAGGAAGCCAAGGGACTGGACGAACAGCTAGAGCAGCTAGAGGCGTCCACCGACGCGATGACCCGTGCCGCGGAGGCGGCGGGCGTCCCGATCGACGAGCTGCGCGTGAAGTATGGCGACTTGGCCGACGAGGTGCAGCGCGCCAGCGGAGCGATGTTGGGCATCACGGCGGCCGTCGCACGACGCGATGCGTTCAGCACGGCGCGGTCCCTTGGCGCCAACCTCGGAGAGGGGCTGCCCAGCCTCAACGCGTTCATCGGGCCGGACGGGCAGGTGATGAAGGGCTATGAAGCGGCGCGCGCGAAGCTGATCGAGCAGGCCGTCGATGCCCTCGGCAAGAAGTTCGGCATGGCTCGGGGTGAGGCTCTAGCCTTCATTGATGCGATGCAGGATTTCGGACGGGTAGACGACATCAATGTCCTGGCGGAGCAATCGACCGACCTTCTGACCATTCTTCAGGCGGCGGGCGCGGAGACCTCGGCCCAGAAAGACGCGGTTCTGGCTGCGGCGACACAGGTAGAGTCGGTCAGGAGTGCGGCGACCGCGCAGGTCCAGCAGCAGGCCGAAGCCGAGGGCCGGCTGGGCGCCGCCATGACCGAGACGCAGAAGATCATGGACCGCTACAAGGGCACGACGCGCGAGATGCGCGAACTGACCGACGAGCGGGCTACGGTCGAAAAGGCGCTGGCGCAGGCGCAGAAGGAGGGGAATACCCAGCTCATCCGCGATCTGAACGAAGTGCTGGTGAAGCTCGACGCGCAGATTGCGAAGGTCCGCGAGCTGGCCGCGGAGTCGGACATTTCCTTCGGGCGCATGATCGAGGGCGCGCGAGGCTTTGCGGTGGCTCTCGGCCGCGGCATCGTGGATGCGGTCGAGCGAGGCGACGAGGCGGCGGCGAGCAGCGGCATCCTTGCCCTCATCCGACGCCGGGAGAGTGGTGGCGACTACAACGTCACGCTGGACCATGGCGCCTACACCGGCGGCCAGCGCGATCTGGTCAACATGACCATCAACGAGGTTCTGGAGATGCAGCGCCAGATGCTGCAGCATCCGGCAAACAAGCACAACAGCAGCGCGGCCGGGGCGTACCAGATTGTCCGCAAGACGCTTCTGTCCCTCGTGGATGACCTCGGCCTGTCGGGGGATGAGCTTTACAGTCGCGAGATGCAGGACCGCCTGGCGATGGAGCTTCTGCGTCGCCGCCGTGGCCAGGGCATCGCCGGTCTAAGGAATGAGTGGGAGGGTCTGCGTTACGTCGATGACGACGTTATCCATAAGGCAATGGGTCAGCAGTCTATCCCGCTTGTTGACCCGGCAGTGCAGGCGGCGGCCGACAAGGCGCAATCCGAGCGACAGCGGCAACTGGAGGCCGAGACGCGCGAACGCGAGCGCCAGTTGGAGCTGGTCCAGCAGTATAGCCAGAAGTTGGCCAGCGACCTCGTGACCGAGCAGCAGCGCGCCGAGCTGGAACGACAGCGCGCCGAGGCGGTTGCCGCGATCAACGCCAGCAACCTCAGCGAGAGCGACAAGGCCGCTGCCATCGCCGAGGTCAACGGCGAGATGCAGAAGCAGCTGACGATCATGGCGCTCATGGAGGAGGCCAACCGGCGCGGGGTCGATCTGAACGCGCAGATGGTCAACTCCACGATGACCTACGCGCAGGCTATCGAGGCGCTGGGCGAGGCCAAGAAGCAGAGCGTCATCACCGACCAGCAGGTTGCGGCATCTGCGGCCAACGCGGCCGAGGCGCAGAAGTTCTGGGCGGACCAGCAGCGCGCCCTCGAGGATGGCTTGATCGACGCGATCATCGCCGGCGAGAGTTTCGCGGATGTGCTGGCTAATGTCGCGAAGGCCCTGGCTAAGGCGGCGTTGCAGGCGGCACTGTTCGGCAGTGGGCCGTTCGGCAATGGGAGCGGGCTGCTGTCCGGCCTGTTCAGCTTCGGTGGCGTCGACCCGCTTACCTCGTCCATTCGCGGTGCGGGCGTCAGCTTCGACGGCGGCGGCTTCACCGGCTTCGGACCCCGCTCTGGCGGCATCGACGGCAAGGGGGGCTTTCCGGCCATCCTGCACCCGAACGAGACGGTCATCGACCACACCCGCGGGCAGACGGTGGGCGCCAACATGACTTACAACCCATCGATCATCATCCAGGGCAACCCCGACGAGCGCACCATGACGCTGATCGAGAGTGCCCTCGAGCGCGAGCGGGCAGCGTTCTTCCGGCGCTGGGTGAAATCACAGCAGGAATACTCCACGAGGATCGCCTGACATGGCCGATGTCATTCCGTGGCCAAGGGACGTGCTGCGGCCGCGGGACCTTACTCCGGCGCTTCGGCCGACAACGCGCAGCGCCGGAGTGTCGCTGGCTGGGGTGGAGCAGATCGTGGACCCCGGCACGCGGCGCTGGGAGATCACCTGCGATATCGGCGCCGAGTTCAATGGGCAGACGTTGCGGGCCTTCGAGGCGCTGGTCCGACGGATGCGGGGACGGCGCAATGTGGCGGCGATCTCGATCTGCGATCCCTACCGCTATGGCTCTGCCGTTTCGCCCGAGCAGGAGCCGTGGAGCGACGGGACGTGGTTCACCGACGGGACCGGCTTTGTTGGCGACGGTGCGTCCCCGCCTCTCTATGCCACCGGGGCCTTGGCAGCGGGTGCGACGACTTTGACGCAGGACCTGACCAATCCGACCCGTCCCGGGCTTCGGGTCGGCGACTTCTTCAGTTTCGACGGGTTTCTCTATGCCGTGGACGAGGTGGACGGGGCGACGATCGTGTTCAGCCCCGAGTTGCGCCGGGACGTGCCGGCGGGGACCCGGATCGTGACTGACCCGGCTGTGTTCTACGGTCGCTTTGCACGTGACGACGAGGGTGTGCGCACCCGTGAATACCTGCGCTGGGGCAAGCCGGTGACGGTGACCTTCGTCGAAGCCTTCGACCGGAGTTCGTGATGGCATTTACTCCCGAGCAGGTCGAGTTGCTGGACGCCAATGCCGAGGTTGTCGAGGCCAAGCGGCTGCTCACCGTTACCTTTGCCTCGCAGACCTTCCGCCTGGTCGAGGACGTGGTGCCGCGGACCATCGGCGGCGAGGTTTACCAGCCGTGCTTCGGCTGGCTGCGGGCTGCCCCCGTGGACCGGGGCGACCTGCTGGAGGCCGTGCCGGCCATCTACGAGGTCGGGGCGTTCGGCGCGGCGCCGACGGAGGACGTGGAACTGGCCTATGCGCAGATGGTGCTGGAGGCCATGACCAATGAGTCCGAGTGGATACGGGCGCCGATCCGCCAGTCGATGCAGCTGCTGATGGAAGGCGCCCCGGTCGGGCCGTCCGTCGTCATGCACCTCGGAGAGATCGCGGCGATTGATCCGAAGGAGAGCCTTGGCGAGGCACGGATCACCATCCGCGCCGAGAGCATCTTCGCGCGACGCAACAAGACGTTGCTAGGCGACTACACCGACCGCGACCAGCAGAGGCGGCACCCGAATGACCGCGGCTGCGAATACGTCGCGTCTCTCGTCAGGAAGGTGATCAGCGGGTGGAACAGAGCCTGACCTTGTTCCTGCGGCGGACCTGGGACGCTCCGTTCGTATGGGGGCGTTGCGACTGCACGCTCTGGGTCGCGGACTGGTGCCGCGAGCGCTGGGGGATCGACCCCGCGGCGGCGTTCCGGGAACGCTATACCACCGAGGCGGAGGCCGAGCGGCTGATCGCTAGCGGATTGGCCGAGACGATCCGGCCGCTGATGCGGTTTGCCCGCGAAAAGGATGCGGCCGATGTCGGGGACGTGGGTGTGGTGATGCTGGCCGGTCGCGAGACGGCGGCAATCCGGGTCGGCGAGCGCTGGGCGATCAAGACGCCCGAGGGCATGGGCGAGGCCGACCTGCCGGCCGTGGCGATCTGGGGCGACTGATGCCGGCGGCTGTCGCGGGTTGGATCATATCGGCGACCGGCGCGACCGGGCTTGCTGCGGCCGGCATCCAGGCTGCGGTGGCGCTGACCTTCAGCCTGGCGGTTGCCAAGGTCACAGCCCCGAAGGGGCCGAAACCGAGCGACTTGCAAAACGAAATCCGGCAGTCGGATGCGCCGCGGGTCCGCTATGTCGGCACCAACAGGGCCTCGGGCGCGGTGATGTACTACGACTGGCACAAGTCGAAGTATGCCGGCGGATTTAAAGGCTTCCGCGTCCTCTACAAGCTGATCGCCGTCGGACAGGGCGGGATCGGCACCGTCCACAAGTGGTATCTCAACGAGAAGGAGGTCGTCGTCACCGGCGAGCAGGTGACGGAGACGCTCGGGCCGGAGCGGTCGCCCTGGTATGACGCCCGGGTCTATCTGCGCACCCGCAGCGGCCGGGGAGCCGAGATCGACGGCGGCGCCTATCCCAGCCTGATTGCCAGCAGCGATGGCGTGTGGACCGAGGCGCACCGGCTGACCGGCGTCGGCACGATCCTCGGCGAGTTCAAGCGCCTGACCGGCGCCGACATCACCGAGACCTATCCCGGCGGCGATCCGGCGGTCAGCATCGTGTTCGACGGCGACGACCTGCGCCATCCCGATGGCCGGACACCGGCTCATTCGACCAATCTCGTCTGGCAGCTCTACGACATTCTCGTGCATCCAGATTACGGATGGTTCTCCACCGACGAGATGGAACCATCGTCGTGGGGAGGCGAGATCGACCATGCCGGCGACCTGGTCCCGACGAAGGCCGGTCCGAACCGATTGCGCTTCGCCGGCGGCGGCGGCTACCAGCTGGCCGAGCCGCTCAAGGATGTCGCCCAGCGCTGGCTGGACGGGTTCGGCGGCCGCCTCTACCTGACGCCCGAGGGTCGGATCGGCGTCCGCAGCGCACGATGGACGCCGCCGACCTACACCATCACCCGGGACAAGATCGTCTCGTGGGAGGGCGGTGTCGGGCGCGAAGGCATCGACATCGTCACGACGCTGGTCCCCAAGTATCCGGCGCCCGAGACCAATTATCAGGATACGACGGCTGACGCGTGGACCGATCCCCTCGCCGCGCAGCGCTATGGCGAGGCGGAGTCGAAGGAAATCGACCTGCCGGTGGTGCGGCATCACGCGCAGGCGCGGTTCCTCGCCAAGGTCAAGGCGGCCGAGCTCAATCCGCACTGGCGCCTCACTATGCGGTTGCGGTTCTGGGGGTTGCTGCTGCTCGACGAGAATGGCGTGTGGGTGGACCTGCCGCATATCGGCATCATCAATCAGCCATTCCGCATCCGCCACTTCGGCTTCGACCTGGACGCAGGCGACGGTGTGGTGACGGTCGAGCTGGAGCACTGGCGGCAGCCGGCCTACGAGTGGGACTCGGAGACGGAGGACGGGGAGCCGCCGAGCTTGCCGGACGCCGAGCCAGACCCGGACGTGCCAGAGCCTGTGGTGGTCATCAGTGCCGAGGTGATCACCGGTTCCGGCGATCCCTGGGTCCGCATCACCTATCAGGTGCAGGACGGCGAGACGGTGCTGGCGCAATTCCGGCCTTCGGGGACAACGGATCCGTGGACCGACATGCTCGACGAGGGCACGGGCGGATCAGTTCGCACCCCGGGCCTATTCGATGGGCAGCCGGTCGACGCCCGGCTCGGGATCGCCAAGACACAGTATTCTCACGAAATCGTCGGCGACTGGACCTATGTCCTCGGGATCGACGTGATCGCCAACCAGGACGGCCCTGACGCGCCGGTGGTGGTGTCGCACAGCGGCGCGGCCGGCGGGCCGTTCGAGATCGTCTTCGCGCCCGACCTCGGGATAAACTATCGCTCGACCAAGCTCTATCGGGCCGGGCCAACGGACAATTTCAGCGCAGCGACGGTGGTGGACGAGAGCTTTGCCATGGTGCCGGAGGTGACGCTGACTGGCACGGTGCCGGGCGCCGGCGCCCGCTACTGGCTACAGTCCGAAAACCGCAGCGGCGTCAAATCCGATCCGGTCCTGGTCGGCAGCTACATCATCCACCTGGATGACGGCATGACGCCGTCCCTGACCGTGGCGCCCGCGGCGGCGTGGAATCCGGGCACCACGGACCGGGGCGGCGACGTGGCGATCATGATGCGCGACGTGACGATGCCGTCGAGCTCGAGCGCGTCCGGCATCCTGATCGAGGCCGGAGCGGCGGGCAACGGGATCGGGATCGGCCTCACCGGAACCGGCGTGCTGCGGGCTCAGGTCGGCAACAACGCAGCGGACGGACGTTCGAGGATCGATGTGCCGGTTGCCGGCCTGCTGGGGCAGGTGATCGAGATCGCGGCGCAGGTGGACATGCCGACCCTGACGCTCAAGCTCTGGATCAACGGCGAGCTGATGGGGACATCGACGCTCAGCGGCACGCCGCCTGCGGCCTGGGCCAACAACAACGGCGGCGCGTTCGGGTTGCAGGGCGGCACATCGGCCGTGGGCGGGCTTTCCGGCGCCTGGCCGGGCACCCTGACGACGGATGCCCGCATCTTCTACGGGCAGCTTTTCGCGGCCTGACCCCTGACAATCTGACGACGATGGAGGCTCGGCGATGCCGGTGACTTTTGCCCCGCCCTTAACGACCGGGCTGGCGACCGACGTGCCTGTAAACAAGGCCGACCTGATCGCCTGGTTCCAGCAGGTCGCCGCGGCGATCCTCGGGGCGGAGGCCAACAGCGGCAAGGTCTATGCCAGCCGGGACGATGCCCTTGCGGGGGTCACCACTGCGCCACCGCCGGAGACGATCACCCGCATCCTCTCGACCGAGGGCACGGAGTTCGTGATCCGCGGCCGATCGGCATCGGCTGACGATCCGCTCCTGCCGGGGCCGGGGGCGCGCTGGGGCGCGCTGATGCGCCTCGACGCGACGGCGCTCAATGCCTCGATCGCCGCCGAGACCGCGGCCCGAATTGCCGGGGACCAGGACACCTACCAGCGGACCGGCGCGCTGGTGTCATCGATCATGCCGGCGCGCGGCGACACGGTGCTCGCGAGCGACCGCAGCGGCCGGCCGGTCCAAGCCTTTACCCCGGATGGCAAGCTGCTGGCCTATCTCGACGACTGGACCTTGACCTTTCGCGACCAGATCGCGCGCGGAGGACTCGCTACGTGGTTTGCTGCTGCTGACGGCCAGCCCGTCATGCAGTCCACATCGGACGGCCGCATGGTCTTCCGGATGCACGACGACACCCTGAACTCTGCCTTCTCGGGCGGGCGGGTGCTGGCGCGCGGCGACGCCCTGGTGCTGATCACCGGCGATCAGGGCAAGCCGGTGCTCTGGTATGATCCGCGCCTCGGACTGCAGAGCATCCATGACACGGACGAGGACACCCCGGGCACGCCGGGCACGTCGATTCTGACCACCGGGCACAGCGGCGTCAACGGCCTCTGGCCGCGGGGCGATGCCTTCGACGTGACCGAGGCCGGCGATCTCGCGCGCTATTTGTCGCCGCAGGTCCGTGGGGAGACCCGGCGCTACGTCGCCAAGGTCTCGACCGGAGTCAGCATCCCGGACGCCTCGGCGGCACACGCCGCGGCCATCAGCGTCGGCCAGCCGTGGCGCGCTGCCATGGCGCGGACCAATGCATGGAGCTTCCACGTCACCCGATTGGACGGCAGCGATTTGGTCGTGGCGCCGGAAACGGCATCGGCAGGTCTGGTGGCCGAGGCGCTGACCGAGAAGGCATGGGCCGCGCGGGAGCGGCTGCGGGCCTGGTCGGCCGCCCATGTCAGCCTCGCCAGCCAGCCGGTTGCCGACATGGTGACGGCCGTCACCACGCCGATGGCCGACGCTCTGACGCGCCTCGCCGCGGCCGCGACCAGCTTCGGGATCACCGCCACCGCGGTCCGCGTGATCCCGCTGTCCTTCGGCTCGGGCGACAAGACGACCGCGCGTGCCGCGGCCGCCGCCTCAGCCGTGACGCTGGCCGACAACCTGCGCGTGCAGTCCATGACCGCCACGGGCCAGACCGAGGCGGTGCACGTCCTCTACACCCAATTTGGCGGCACCAGGACCGACGGTCTCTGGACCGGCATCCTGGCCGGCACCGACGCCTGGACCGCCGATCCGCTCGTCGAGATGTGGCCGGTCGCGCCGCTTTACGCCTTTCCGCTCGCCATCGGCGCCGACACGCCCTCGGCCGACAGCCGGATCGCCATCGCCGGGCTCGAGGCCGAGGCGGTCGCCGCCCGGTCGCGCATGGAGCAATTCTACTGCCCGACCATGACGCTGGCCCGGCGGACCGATGCCGTCATTACGGTGGAGTGGGACAGTCTGACCAATCTCGTGCTCGATACCGAACGCGTCGCGGCAGTCGGGACCCATGGATTCGTCGTCGATGGCATCACCAACGGCGCCACGATCAGCAGTGTCGGCGTCTCCGGCAAGAATGTCGTGATCACCCTCTCGGCCGTCCCGACCGGCACCCTCCGGGTCCGCTACGCCTACGGGATGACCGCAGACGGAAGCGGTGTTTGGACCGCCAACCGTGGCGCGCTGCGCGAGACGTGGAGCGCCCCCAATCCCCTCGTTCCATCGCAGACCCTGCGCCGCTGGGCGCTGGCTGACGACATCGCCGTGACCTGA